GTCCGCTTTAAGCTCCACCAATTTAGCCCATACCTGCTCTTTTATTGTTTTTACTTCTTTATAGCTTTTAGCCCATATATCTACTTGCACTCTCACATCTCTTGCATAAATATCTGCAGTTGTTAAATTCTGCTCCCCGTTATCTGCTACCACCATATAAGTAATAGCTGGGTAAGACGCATTTTGAGGCAGTTTAATCGGATAAACCTGATAACCAAGCTCGCTTAACTTGCTGTATACTGCAGCCTCAATCATTTGCTAAGCTCCTTATCGAGCCTTTGTCTCATATAATTTCTAAATGCCTCAATAGACTCTTCGGCTTTATTTTCAAATGCAGGACGCATAAAAGGATGTGGTGCTGCATGTCCTACAACTTTACCTTTTCTTACTATAGAATGTCCAAACTCAACAAATTGCCCATAAAAACCGTCATATTTACCACCTTTGCGTGGAGAAACGTCATATTCAACGATTGTGCCTTTTTGCCTTCTTTTAGTAACGCCTATACTCTTTCTAAGATTGCCTGTTTTTACTGGTACTAAAGCTCTTGCTTCTTGTATAATAGGTTTAGCACTTGCTCTAACCGCACCATTTACTACTCTTTTTTGCACTTTTTCAGGCAGTTTTTGCAATTCCTTAAGCATATCCTGCATATGAATTTCAATCATTTTACAATAAGCCCTTCAATTTTTACTACAGTATCATGTGCATTACTATCAGAGTTTGTAAGATTGATTTCAATTTCTCTTTCAACTGCAGGTAATCCACCAAATCTACTTTCAAAATCTATACTTGCATTATTTCCCACATCCACACTATCAACTTTTATATAATTTATAGTAGTTGAAGTCCCTAAAGAAACATTTAAATTCTTTAAAAACAAAGGTTTTTCAGGATTTAAAGTAAATATAATGCTTGTTGTAGCACCTGCGTCAACCGTAGTAGTCTTGCTTTGTGTAAAAACTTTTTTTATCCCATCATACATTCGCATACTCCTTAGCTAATAGTTCAATCCATCTATTAGCTTCATTTATGTTTCTAATTGCAGTAATTTCAAAAATTCTGCCGTTATAATTTATTCTCATATCAGGTTTAATACCTTTAATAAATCTTATTGTTATTTTATGCGTTACGGTATGTTCAAATCCCTGTGCTGCAAAATATTCTTTTGCACTTATAGGATTAATTCTTGCCCATACATTTGCAAATGTTTCCCAAGTGTTTTTAGGTTCGCCAAATTCATTTACAGTTGCTGTTTTTTGCTGAATTTCAATTTTTTTATTAAGTCTTCCGATCTTCATCCGAAAAACCTTACTTTGTATGGGTCAAGCAAACTGTCTATAAATCTATTAGGCATTTGGAAACTTTGCAAATCTGCAATTTGCTCTCTATTTTCATACATTGTCGCAACTGCACTATAAATCCATATTTTTATCTGCTCCGGTATTTCACTGTATCCACAACTATAAGTTACTTTTAAACAATTAATTGCATTCTTGTAAATTGCATTCTTGTAACAATCAACCGCAAAATAATTGTTAATAATTACTTTTGCAGGTTCGCTTTTATCATCAAGTAAATAGCCATCAAATGCTACATAACTATCACCGTTTTTAACCTCAATACTATTTAGAGAGATAAAAGGCGGTTTAGGTATCTCAAAGCTCTGCACTTTGTTTAAATAAAGTTCATAACTCCTAACACTTAAAGCCCTATTTGTAATTGCTTCTGCTTTATCTACCGCTGCATTAATCATTGCGGTAATTAAATTATCTTCATCAGTTGTAGTAATCCTTAAATAATTTTTAACATCATCTAAAGCAATATTAGGGGCCTGTTTACTTAGGAGTTTAAGTTTCATTTTTTCTTATCGCCTTTTATATCTCTGTTTTTAAGCTCTTCAACTGCTTTAAATTTTTCTTCATCAGTTAAAGTCATACCTGCAAGATATGCTTCAAGCTCCACAACTCTTGCATACAATCCGTTTAATTCCGCTTCTGCTTTTTCTTTTTGTGCCTGCACTTCTGCAAGTTTTTGAGCTTCTTCTTTAGCTCTTTTTTCTTTCTCAAGTTTTGCTATTAAAGTTGCAAACTCTTTTTTATTTACAGGCTCAGCTAACCCTTTTTCTACAAGTCTTACAGCTTCTAAATCACTAACATTAATTACTTCACCAATTCCAAAACTTCCCTTAACCCCTGAAAGAGGGCTTAAAAGTTTAATTTTCATCTTTTATCCTTAACTTGCAGGTGTCTGTGCTGCTGTAAATGCCTCGTCAAGTGCTCTTTTTGCATCAACTCTTTTACTAACTTTAAATCCAATAAATCCTTGGTCTGCATATCTTTCTATAAGTTTTTGAATAGCAATTTGTCCTCTATCTGCAATTGTGTAGTAATTAAAATCACCTACAACTATTACATTTGAGCTTACATTTCCTAATGTAGGCAAATTATAATCTTCTACAATAGGTCTTCCAAGCAGTGTATCTCTTTCTCCAGCTACCATTGCAGGACCAAATATATATCTTCCCTGATTGTCTTTTAATTTTCTAATAACTTTTTCAACTTGGTCATTCATTCTCCAAGTAGCATTTGCTCTATAAGGCACTGGTAATGAATAAAAAGTATCTACTACTTCATCAGAAGTAATACTATCTTTACTTGCCAATGTTACACCTGCAGTTAATCCAGTAGCATATCCTGTAGGTTTTTTAACTCCATCACCTAAAGCAAATGCTGGATCTTCAGCTTTAGCAATACCGATAGCAATTTGTCTTGCAAGATATTCTTCAAAATTAACAAAAGTGTCCTGTAAAAATTCTTCAGATACTTTTATAATTCCCCCAACTTTCCAAGCTCCTAATGTGCTTTGTCCAACTTTTGGGCTTGTCTCAGCATAAGCCGCACCTTCATCAATCCAACTAAATGCAACTGGAGCACTTTCTACAGGAATATTTCTTGTTGCTTTTGTAGAAATAACATTAGAAATTTTTCTTGTATTAGAAACTTCATAAAGTTTTTGAATGATTGTTTTTTGGAATTCAACTGGAACTAAATAACCACCATCTTCACCTGTACCTGTATTTAATGCAGCTCTAAATTCTGGTGTTAGTTTTTGTCCCCTAATAAATGCTTCAAAAGCAGCTTTATATTCATCGTGTTTTACTTTTCCTAAATTTGCTTCACTTTTAATTGGCTCATTAATAGGTTTATTTAACTCATTTTCAAAATCCATAACTCTTTGAGCTGCTCTTATTTGTGTGCTTAAGCTTTCAAAATCAGCTTCCATTTTTTCATATTTAGCTTTTGTTTCAGCATTCCAAGTTTTCTCATCTGCATTATCAAGCATATCTTTCATTTGTTTATAAATAGTCGCTCTCTTATCAAGCAATTTTTGTAATTCAGTTCTATCCATTTAAAATCTCCTTTTTCATTAATCTTAATTTTGCTTTTTTTACATCTAATTCAATTTTAGCTTTTTTATAATCTACACCCTCGTTTTGTTGATTATTTGCAACATCTTTATTGATTTCTTTAATTAAGGCGGC